AGTTAAGCCACAAACCAATCTGAGCAAAGGCATAACCAATCCATATCATACCCCCTGGAGTATCCCCTTTGCCCCATTGCAGCATACCGACAATGAAATAACCAATGCCAGTAGCACCTACAATAACCTGCTCTACCGATAAATCAAACAGGCTCATTTGGGTCTAGCTTTTTAGCATTTTCAATACCAGCCTCTATCGCAGCAAGAATCCCAAGCCTAGTGAATGCCCTGATAGCCTCTGGTGGGAAGTCAAACTCAAAGACAGCACTCCCATCAGGGTTTTCTTTGGTTAGCCTGACAGCGTATTCGCCTTCAATAGTTTCTTCAGTCATAACTTTCCTCCTTTTGAACCAATTGCGCGGCAACGTGCCAGTAGTTGTGCGACCCTTTTGCGGCTTCGTGCTGAATCATTAACATAGCAACAGCGTCCTTTATGGCTTGTTTATAACCAGCATTGAACCCTCGCCATCGCTCCTGCGACCACTGCCGCACATCCATGTCGGCGCCCACGATTACCTGTTCAGTCATAAGTCATCATCCTCCATTAGTTCAACAACTTCAGTTAGTATACCATTCTTTTGGTTGTACTGCAAGCCAAATTTTATGCCTGTTGCCCTGCCAGTAAACCTATCCTTGAGCACCCTGAACGTGGTGATTTGACGCTTGATAGGGTCAGAATGCTGCTTGTTACGCTCCAATCCGAACATGTAGTGACTCCACCTAGCAATAGCCCTAGAGCCAGTGAAATGCTTCTCCATAACACGCCCACCTTCCTCGTGCGCCTTCCCCTCTGGTGTGGTTAGGTGGCTGATGAAGTGGATGATTAGTCCCAACTCCTGAGCCAAACTAGCCATGTCAGCCATGATGGCATCCAACGCCCTGCGCTCATCCTGTTCATTGGCTGAGAGTGCTGTCAGGTGGTCAAGGTAGATGTGGTCAATGTCATACGCCTTGTTGAAGAATCGAATGATATTCTTGATAATCTTCCATTGCATAGCACCGAAGTGCTCCATCATGTACAGTTGATCCCTATCCTCCAGCCTGTCCACGCTCTCCTCATACTCCTTGCGATTCCAGCCAGAGTCAGGCACATGGTACAGCTTCTTGTCCAGCTTACCCATCACCCTCTGGCTTGTCTCGACCACATTCTGCTCAAGGTAGATAACACCCACCTTTTTACCCAGCTTCTCAATGTCGTAGGCAATCTGCTGGGTGAACACATCAGTCTTACCCACCCCTACACCAGCACCGAAAGCGTACAACTCACCCTTCCTACGCCCATAGGTGAGATCGGTTAGGGTTTCAAAGCACCACGGCACACCAGGAACAGGTGGTTGTAACAACCTAGCCTTGATGTCGCTAACAGTGACAATACCCTCTGGCTTATAGGCATCTGCCCCCTTCCAAGCCTCAGCAAAAAAGGATTCAGAGCGCCCACGCAGCCAGTCATTGGCATCCTTGTAGTCGGGGTTATGCCTGAACATACAGGCTTTGGCTCCGAACAGTTCAGCTACCTTTTTTGTAGCCTCCTTCCCAGGCTCGTCATCATCGAAACAGATAACCACCTTATCGAATGAGTCCAGCCACTCATAAGCAGCTTTACAGTCGGAGAGAGCACCCTGAGCACCTGACTTAACGCTAACACAAGGCAGGGAGAGCATCTGGTACGCCGACATAGCGTCAATCTCCCCCTCACAGATGGTAACAACCTTCCCTCCTTTGTGGAAAGCACTCTGTCCGAACAGTTGTGTCCCCTTAAACTCACCTTCTACACTGAACAGCTTGTCAGGGGAACGCACCTTGTACGCAGACAGCACACCTTCCTTGTCGTGGTAAGGAAATAGGATGTCGCCTGACCTCTTTTGCAGCACTCCGAACTTCTCAACTGTCTGTTGGGTTAACCTCCTATCAGCTAATGCCGTCACAAACGCATCAGAATGGCTCACAATCGGTTTTTTTGGGGTGGTTGATACCTGGGTATAGGTATCCCCTGATAAATCAACAGCGTCCCTCCTGTACTCTCCGCAATTGAAGCACTTCGTTGAACCATCCTCGTTAACAGACAGGGCATCTGAACTTCCACAGTCGGAACAAGGTAGGTGTATTTTTTTGAATGTCATGCAGGCAGTTTCCTCTACTTAGAACAAACAGCCTATGTAGAAGTCAGTTATACCTCTTACTACATAGGCTGTTCTTAACTTAATCAAACTCTGTACCTATTTCATCTATATAGGGAGCAAAATCTATGCCAACTTCACGTCTTAAGTCCTCTCTGGTTAAAGTTTGCACGTTAGCGAACGACAAACACCTCTCACAAGTATCCATAAATGAGTTGTCCGCAGCACTCCGAACCGTACTCTCAAATGGTGTTAAGATTACATTGCAACAAATACATCTCATCTGGTGGTTACCTCCTGTAGATGCCGAGCCTCGGTTGCCTCTCGTGTTATAGTACCAATAACAGAGAGGCAAACCAGCATTATAACATACCCTACGATGTAGCGCATACTTTGGTGTGATCGACTGTAACAGACCTGATGGTACTGCGGTTTACAGCACGATACCCCTTGTTAACCAAATCGTAGATGGTGATGTACTTGTCAGGGTCTAGCGTGGATACGCCTCCCTTTAGGTGCTTTGTCACGCCCAGCCTACCATTCAGAGTCCGCAAAGACCCATCCTTTTTGTAGAACTCGACAGTTACAAACCGACCTACACTAGATAGAAGAAGCTCATCAAGCATTACACCAACCTCCCAATTTTACCTGCCAGGTTTTGAGCACGACCGATACGCCACTTAGCAGCGAAGATGCTCTTCACCTTACGCACCCGCTCCGTGTGAGGGTTAACCACTTCGATGCCATGCTTTCTCCACTCGACAATCAGAAAATTTTTGTAACTAGAAACTCGCATTTTAAAAACTCCTTAAACCCAGCCGGAATTGACTGGTCACAGAGCACTTGTGATGCCCTGCAATCAGTAAACTCATTGTACAGCCCACACCTCCTCACTTAACACACCATGCACCCAGTAGCGCGCCGTCCTGTTAGCCTCCTTCTCGTCCTGGAAAATGCGAGTGTGGACAATGCCATCGGGCACGTCAATGTCAATGAAGCATACCACAAAGCCTTTTTTAGTTGGCGTAATAGTGGCGCAAGTCCCTTCGTTTTCGTTAATGTAAGTCATATTGTCCCCTTAATCGTCAAGTTCAGCAAAAATTTCAGCTAGTGCGCCTTCTTTGAAGTCATCTGTCTCGTCTTGCAGCCACATTGCCTCATCCCCTTGGACAAAAAGATTTTTGCCTGTTGCGTTGCAAGTGACGCTGTACGCCGCACCATTGCCATAACTGATTATTTCAAAATGACCCTTGCGTGTTTTAAAGCGTGATTCTTTCATGTTAAAGCATCCTGCGTGGAAAGTGCCAATCCATAATTACAGCCTGAATTGTAAGCCTCGTACTCTTGTGAGCCTTGTTCATAAGGGTTGTTGTTTTCTTTGCAATTGTACCCATCAAGCGCACCATTGCCATAAGCCCTCATCAACAACTCTGCCGTCAAAAAGTGTTCGCTTGCTTCGATGTTCATGCCAGTTCCCTCCATTGTTTGTACATAGCTTTAGCGCAGCGTTCGCAAGTGATGTCCTGAGTGTGTTTCTCCCTGACATATCCGGTCAGCGTGTTAACCGCACCACAAAGTGACAAGTGTACAGGGACACCCAAGCGTGACTCGCGGATGTAATCACCCTTTGCGTGTGTTTTCTTTGTTTTCATGTTTCCTCTCCTAGGTTAGCAAATTCTGTCTCGTCAAGGTTGATTATGCCCTCGCTGTGCAGCCAAAGCAAATACTCTTCAAGTTGAGCGATGTAGTCACGCAACAATTTTTCAGTCATGGTCATGCTTTTTTCTCCTCAATGTAAACACGCAAGTGTGTCGAAGCCTCAATTCCTTGCCCGAACGTGTACTTACGCCAACCACCATTGGCGGCTAATTCAGGCTTAAGGTGTTGCCCCCTAACCCTGAGAGTATAACGCTTGCCAAGGTGCTTTTTCATCGCCTTAACTAGCGCCCATCCCTCTTCGGTGTTGGGTATCTCTTCAAAGTGTTGACGTGGTGCTGTTTTCATACGTTCCCCATTGTTGTGCCATTGCGTTTGCGATTCCTTGGTAAGTTGCGCTCCTGATTTTCCAACGATCAGGACTAGGTGGTAACTTGTGAATCCTAGCCTCTCGCCCATCGACTATATCAGTCGGTGTTAACTTGGGCAAGTTTTTTAACCACAAACACGTTGCCTTTGTCTCACCATGCCCGAATTGCCAAGGTTGGATGATCTGGTCTGGCTTGCGAATGCGACTGCTAATGATGCTGACTGGGTTTTCAATAGCTATTCGCGGTATTGGAGCACCCATGAGCCTACGCACAAACTCCAGCCCCTGTTCCTGCTCTGCCTGCTTATCCTTGAACCATCGAGCACCTGATACAGCAAGATGGGTGCAAGGGGGATGCGCTACCATTAAATCCCACCCATCACCAATAATGTCGAACACGTCCCCTTGGTAGTGTTTACCATGCGGCGCATCACTAGGCAACAAATCGCACGACATAGCGTCATGCCCCAACGCGGCGAATGCATCGCGCACCGCACCGCTATACTCACACGCTACTAGCACTCTCATAAAACCTCCAGAGTGAGTTGATCCCTGACCTGGCATTAGCCAAGTCACAAACAGGCTAAACAGCCCCCGAAACCCCCATTTTCATAGGGGCTTCAGGTGGTGCTCAAGTTACTTTTACTATTTTACCATCAACCATCTGAACACGGGCAAAAAACTCACGTCCTTGTCCAGTGATATGCGGTCTGTTCGCACCCGTTAACCAGCCATCGCGTAGGTACTCCGCACCGAATAGACTGGTTTCAATATACCGTAGCGGCTGCCCGATATTTTCCTTCAATACTTTTTTACTTGGATAGTTGAATACTAGCATGATAAACCCTTTCTTTGTTAATACTTTTTAACCTTTTCCACTATTGTCGTTGTATTATTTTCGGAATAACACAGCATACAATCTCGGCATTTTTGACCAGTGCAATTTTGCTGGTCAATAAATAAATCTTCCGCGACATTATTAAATGTCTTATTAAAATATTGTGGCGGCTGCGCCATTATATTGTTAATCCGGCTATTTGAGAATATTAAAACCAGATTATCGGGTTTTGGATTCTCTCGAAAATACTTGTTCACAATGTCCTTGCGCTTTGTCCATAATGCTACACGACAATGCGCGTTCACCTTGGCAACTTGCACAATGTTCGCCAAATGCGTTTCATTGATAAGTTCACCATGCGCGTTAACCCGTAAAAATGCATCCGCAATAAATGGTATTTCGCTGCTGGATAACAAACGCGCAGCTAGTAAGTCGCTATTGCGTTGTAATGCTGGCTGCATGTTTTTACGGTAGCTGCGAAGCATAGTGTGAGAGTAGCATTTTGTACAGATATTATTCTCGTCGCCGCACGTATTCTGGCGCACACAAAATGGATTAGTTGCGGTATTTGTGCTGATAGCGCGCAACCCCTCTAGCTTACCGGTCATAATTGAGATATGCATTTTAACATCCTTTTGCATAAGCCATCAATGTAGCGCGTCTGGATTGTAGGTTTTGCCGTGCGCCATTCCAGCACACAACGACAGACCCGGATTTTTTCACGCCACAAAAAACCCCGCAATTTGCACGGTTTGCGTCTGGCACACCAGCGGACACCCATTGTCCGCGTTGTAAGTGTTTTAGCAACTCCCGCGGGAAAGTGTAGATATCCAAAGTTTTGACGTATCGCATAAATCCCCCATTCTAGGTCAAAATTAACCCGCTAGAAACCCCGATTACTCAGGGTTTCGGACTGGTCAACTGGTTGCGGCTGCCCCTTCCAAAGGGTAGGGATAGCCCAGCAAATACTGTTGCGACTCATCAGCTACTGCCTCGCGTATCGCCTTGCTGAGTAGGTTGTGGTACATCATTACAGCCGTCAAGGTTACCATCGGATTTTCGCATGAGTCGATCAGTTGCTGGATCACTTCGAATGATTCAGGGGTTGCGAATAACCCGTGTGGCTTGGTCAATGCTAGAATGGTTTCCTTGTCCATGTCATGCCCCTTTACGTGTAATGTGGAAGCTGCCACCGATGCGCCCGATGCGCCAGAAGTGTAAGCCGCCAATCTTGCGGTGTCTGATGATTGTCTTAATGATTCGCATGGTGTTTACCCTTTCGGTTGTGACAGTCTGACGGGTTGCCTGTCTGTCTGGGTACCATTATAGGGGTTTTTATGGGTTTGTGCCGTCTGTTAAAAATATTTTTGCTGCTGTTGTATTTTTGCATTGTCTCTGCTGCCCCTATAGGGTACCCTACTGAGCTCTCATCTCTTACCACAGTCTACCCAATCTGTAAAGCCCTTTGTTGCCTGGAAACAACACCCAAGCCTAAAAAGATACCCGGGGGGGGGTATAGGCAGCACGGATATGTAGCGGTAGCCCCGTAGATACAAAAAAAGGCTATTTTAGCCTCCCTAAACTATAAAAAAAGAAGCCCGTATACTATATAGGTTTAACAGTCCTAAGCTGTTGATTCTAAAGGGAATAACAGCCATCAGTCGATGTCGGGCTAAGTTGGCTCTAAAAGGTAACAAAGCAAACAGGTTTGTAGTTGAGAATCATTCGCATTTGGAGCCGACAAAGACTGAACAGCTATGGAGCCGATAGCGACTGAACAGCTAAAAAGTAAAAAAAGTGAAAAAAAGACTTGACAAAATTCAAAAAGTGTGTTATAATGCCTATATAGGAAATGGTGTTAACGGGTTGCTCGATACTCAGTTTTGGTCATTAGCTATATAACTAATAAGCATCCTATAGAGTCAGTTTTTAGCTAAGTACTATATAGTAAGTAGCCAAAAACAGTGCTAAGTAATCTATATAGAAGGAACCAGCAAGCTATGAGCGTAGCGAATTTGGAGAACCCGCAAGAGGAAAAACTGATTAAAAGGGGAAGACCCCCTAAAACAGACATCGAGAGAGCAAAGAAAAACCCTATTGGGCGACCAAGGGGTGACAACTATGCTATAGCGGAATTCAAGGCTCGTATCATGAATTCCCCTAAGAGCAGGAAGGTGTTAGATGCTATCCTTGACGCTGCTCTGGATGAGAACCACAAGAACCAGGCAGCAGCTTGGAAGTTGCTTGTGGACAGGATGCTTCCAATGTCTTATTTCGAGAAGGACAAAGCTATGGGTCACCGTCCCTCTGTTAATATCACTATCACAGGGGTTGGGGAGTCAGTCAGTATCGCAGGCTCAGATGACGTTATCGACGCAGAGGATGTATATGGCAACTAGTTTTTTAGACAAATATATTGATGGCGTTTTAGCTAAAGCTGAAGGCACTACCTTTCATGATAAAGGTCAAGATAAGCGCCCAACTCTACCTTATGGGATAAGAGTAGACATTGCTAAATCATTTGGCGCTAAACGTGCCAATGAATCAGATAGAGATTACGCTAAACGTATAGTTGAGCAAAAGTACCTACCGGAAGTTAAAAAGAAACTGGGTACAACGTGGGACAAAATACCAGAGTCAATGAAAATTGTGGCGTTAGATACGCATTTCAATGCTGGGTTAAACATTGCCCCTAGTTTTGTTAAAAATTTAAAAGCTGGTAATTATAAAGAAGCTCTAAAAGATACGTTAGATATTGTTGGCGTAACTGACGATAAGACAAAAAAAGAGTACACTAGCCCTGGATTGGCAAATCGTAGAGCCGCTGCTTACAACTTAGCCGCCAAAGATTTAAACCAGCCAACGATTACAGATACCCTTGTTTCTAAAGAAGGGGTTGTTTCCTACTTTACAGGGGAAGGCAGGGATGTTTTGTTTTCCAAGGATATTGGTAAACCTCTCTACCCTACCTCTAGTGTAAATTTTAGAGCGCCTGCTGAGTTTAGTTTTCAAAGAGACCCTGTTAAATCAAAAGCACAACAAACTAAAAAAGGTATTATCAGTCAGGCTAATGCAACAGAAACACCAGTAGGGGCTGGCGCTGGAAGAGGTTTTGTCAACCCTCTCTTGGCTCTAACTAATTCTGAGTTTGGTTTAGAAGTTCCGGGTGATACAGTAAGTGCTGAATGGCAAGGGTTTATGCCTGACGCAACTGTGCCAACACCTCCACCTTCTGCTGGGGCTGGGCGTGGTTTTGTTAACCCGCCTTTTGTTGCATCTAACCAAGATGAAATTCGTGGGGATACAGTAAACCCTGAATGGGCAGCTTACATGGACGCTCTTAAAGCTGGAAGAGATGACCTTTTTGGTGGTTATCCCGCAAGAATTACAGAGCCAATCCAGGTAATCCCCAACGTAATGCGGGAGTATATTCCAGAAGTTTCAATTGGCGCTGGGGCAGGCAGAGGTCTTGTAAACCCACCATCAGTTATGCCTGATGAAGTATACCGCGACAACGAAATCAGACCAAAGTCATTTATGGGTGAGCCAGTTGCGCCACAAAACATTTGGAGGGATTCTCAAGGGAATCCAATCCTTGATAGGTTCGGAGGCTATATTTACCAGAAGCAATACTAATGATTAAATTTTATGTGCTAGTGTTTATGTTCTCAAACACACCCGACTTCAGGCTGGTAACACAAATTGAAGTTCCTACTTTAGAATTGTGTGCAGAGAAGACACTAGAGATAAATGTGTCAGATGAAACTCCTTTTAACGCAGCTTGTTTTGTACAGAAATACTATAAAGATTCGTGAGTGATTTAAAAATTGAGTTACTCCCGTGGCAACAGAAAGTCTGGAATGACCCCGCAAGGTTTCATGTCGTGGCTGCTGGGCGAAGAACGGGGAAAAGTAGACTCGCAGCATATCGACTGATTGTTGAGGCGCTACAGAGTGAGCGCGGACATGTCTTCTATGTTGCTCCTACACAGGGGCAGGCTAGGGACATTATGTGGCAAGTGTTGCTTGAGGTGGGTCACTCTGTTATCAGTGGGAGTCACATTAACAACTTGCAGATTAAACTTATTAACGGGGCAACCATATCGCTAAAGGGTGCTGACCGTCCAGAGACTATGCGGGGTGTGTCGCTAAAGTTTCTGGTGCTGGATGAGTATGCAGATATGAAGCCAGAGGTGTGGGAGCAAATCTTACGTCCCGCGCTGGCTGACTTAAAGGGTAGGGCGTTATTCATTGGTACGCCTATGGGTCGTAATCATTTTTATGACTTGTACCAATACGGGTTAAAGGGTGAGGATGTTACGTTTAAATCGTTTCACTTCTCTTCGTTTGATAACCCGCTGTTAGACCCAAAGGAGATTGAAGCTGCTAAGAAGAGTATGTCCTCTTTCAGCTTCAGGCAAGAGTTTATGGCTTCCTTTGAAGCGGCTGGTGGTGAGCTATTCAAAGAGGAGTGGATTAAGTTTGATGAGGAAGAGCCAAAAGAGGGTGATTTCTACATTGCGGTTGACCTAGCTGGCTTTGAGGATGAGGGTACAAAGGGGCTTAAAAACTCCAGGTTAGACAGTACGGCGATTGCTATTGTCAAAGCCAATGAAAAGGGCTGGTGGGTTGCAGATATCATCTATGGTCGTTGGGATGTCAAGGAGACAGCCAAGATTATATTTGATGCTGTTAAGAAGTATGAGCCGATAGCAGTCGGTATTGAGAAGGGTATTGCAAAACAGGCTGTTATGCCATACCTGTCGGATATTATGAAGCGTACTCAAACCTTCTTTAGGGTTGAAGAGCTATCACACGGGAATAAGAAGAAAGTAGACCGTGTAGTGTGGGCGCTCCAAGGAAGATTTGAGAACGGTTATATAAAACTTAACAAGGGTGATTGGAATAACGAATTCTTAGACCAGTTATTTCAGTTCCCCAATAAGCTAGTACATGATGACCTTCCTGACGCTCTGTCGTATATTGAGCAACTTGCAAAAGTTTCTTACACGTTCGACTACGAAGAGGAAGAGTATGAAATGTTAGACGCAACTGCGGGGTATTAAAATATGGAAGAAAAAGACTTTGTAGACCAAAAGGTTGAGAATTGGGTTATCTCCAAGGTAGACCAATGGCGCGACCACTACAGTGCCAACTACGAAGATAAGTTCGATGAGTACTATCGTCTGTGGCGTGGTATCTGGGCTGCTGAGGACAAGACACGCGAGAGTGAGCGTTCTCGGCTAATCTCTCCAGCCCTACAGCAGGCAGTCGAAAGCTCTGTTGCTGAAGTGGAGGAAGCCACCTTTGGGCGTGGTAAATGGTTTGACATTCGTGATGACCGCCGTGACACTAACAAGGAAGATGTCGCCTACTTGCGCGAACAGCTATCAGAAGATTTCCAGTTTACCAAGACTCGTAAGGCAGTCGCTGAGTGTATCCTGAATGCTGCTGTTTTTGGCACTGGCATCGGTGAAATTGTCATCGAAGAGGTCAAGGAGATGAAGCCAGCTACCCAACCTATTATGGATGGGGCGATGCAGGCAGTTGGTGTTAACATTGAGGATAGGGTTGTGGTTAAACTACGCCCCATTCTGCCTCAAAACTTCTTGATTGACCCTGTTGCCACCTCCATTGACGATGCTTTGGGTGTTGCTATTGACGAATTCGTGCCTCGCCATCAGGTTGAGATGGGGATTCAGTCTGGTATCTACCTAGATGTTAAGCTAGAGAGTGCTTCGACAGACACTGACATTGAGCCTGACAAAGAAATCACCTCTTTTGATGAGGATAAGGTACGTCTAACCAAGTATTATGGTCTTATCCCTCGGCATTTGTACAACGATGCCATCATGGAAGAGGATGAGAGCGAGATGTCCAAGACTATCAAGCCTGAAAAAGAGGAAGATGAGGACGAAGTTGAAGAGGAAGGGTATGTAGAGGTTATTGTGGTTGTCGCCAACGGTGGTCAACTGCTAAAAATCGAAGAAAACCCCTACATGATGCAAGATAGACCCATTGTGGCGTTCCCTTGGGATGTAGTTCCTGGGCGTTTCTGGGGTCGTGGCGTGTGTGAGAAGGGGTATAACAGCCAAAAGGCGTTGGATGCAGAGCTTCGCGCCCGTATTGATGCCCTAGCCCTCACCGTTCACCCAATGATTGCTATGGATGCTTCTCGTATGCCTCGTGGGGCTAAACTTGAGGTACGTCCAGGCAAGACAATTCTCACCAATGGTAACCCAGCAGAGATTTTGCAGCCATTTAAGTTTGGCAACCTCGACCAAGTTACCTTTGCCCAAGCTGGTGAGTTGCAGAAGATGGTACAGATGGCTACAGGCGCTATTGACGCTGCTGGTATCCCCGGCACTATCAATGGGGACGCTGCCGCTGGCGCTGTATCTATGTCTATGGGAGCTATTATCAAGCGCCACAAGCGTACATTGATTAACTTCCAAGAGAGTTTTCTCATCCCGATGATTGAGAAGACGGCATGGCGGTATATGCAATTTGACCCTGAACATTATCCTGTTTCAGATTACAAGTTTGTACCATCTTCCTCTTTGGGCGTTATTGCCCGTGAGTATGAAGTTACCCAACTTGTACAACTATTACAAACCCTGGGTCAGAATAGCCCAATGTACCCGATGCTGGTATCTGCTGTTATTGACAACATGGGTCTGACCAACCGTGAGGAGTTGATGGCTCAGTTGCAACAGAGTATGCAGCCTAACCCAGAGGCTCAACAGATGGAGCAAGCCCACATGCAGCAGCAGATGGCTATGGCGCAAGCCCAGCTTCAACTTGTACAGGCTCAGACGATGGAGGCACAGGCTCGGGCGCAGAAACTGGCTACAGAAGCCCAGTTGGAACCAGAGGTTGTTAAAGCTAAAGTTGTGGCGGCAATCTCGACCAACCTACAGTCTGGGTCAGAGGATGACTCTGAGTTTGCCCGTAGAGCCAAGATTGCTGAACTGATGCTCAAGGAGGCAGATATCAAGAGTAATGAGCGAATTGCAGTGATGCAAATGCGACAAAAAAACTTGACAAAACAGTAAAAGTGTGGTATAATAACGACATCTCTCCACTTGAAAGGAAAAAGAGATGGACAAAGAATTACAGGTATATTATGAGAATTTGCTAGATTTGTTTACTCGTGATGGGTGGAAACAGTTTATCGAAGATATCCAAGACAATGCTGATATCTTAGCTGACATAACTACAATCCCTGATGAGAAACAATTCTGGTATCGGCGTGGACAGCTTGAAGCAATTCAACGCA